CTTGGTAGTAGAAAGCAGATTGGCGAGTATCTTACAGATTTTGGTTGGAAACCTGATAGGTTTACCCCTACTGGACAGCCTATTGTAGATGAAAAAACATTATCAGAAATAACTCACATCCATGAAGCAAACTTAATTGCTAAGTTTCTTTTACTACAAAAAAGAATTGCTCAAGTTGAATCATGGGTTGAAGCAGTTGAGGAAGATGAACGAGTACATGGTTTTGTTATACCCAATGGAGCAATCACTGGTCGTATGACTCACAGAAACCCTAATATGGCACAAGTACCTAGCGTTAATAGTGAATATGGTAGCGAGTGTCGTGCTTGTTGGACAGTAGAGGATGGCTATAAGCTAGTAGGTGTCGATGCTAGTGGACTAGAAATTAGAATGTTGGCACACTATATGAATGACGAGGAATTTATAAATGAAATCATTAACGGAGACATACACACCTTTAATCAAAAACTTGCACGACTTGAATCTAGAAATCAGGCAAAGACTTTCATCTATGCCCTCATGTACGGAGCAGGAGATGAAAAACTTGGGAAAGTGGTTGGCGGAAATAGTGCAGATGGAAAAAGAGCTAGACAACATTTCTTTAGTAATAAGCCATCATTTAAATCTCTTACAACAAGAGTACAAAGAGCAGCTAATAAAAAATTCCTTAAAGGATTAGACGGAAGAAAATTATATATTAGAAATAATCATGCTGCTTTAAATACTTT